ATCCGGTTGATGCTTCGGTTTCATGAAGTAGACCTGTAAAGATCTCATCCCACTCTACAAATATTCCGTATGTGGTAACTCCTGTTACGTGTCCTGAGTATTCTGCCATGTAATCGATCTCCTTGATCTTAGTTGGCATAATGTGCTTGATGTACTTCTTAGCAGATACAACGAACATATCAGACTTATCCAAATAGTTCTCTACCATTACAATGATTTCCTTTCCAAGCATAGAAGAGAAGTCGTTAATCTTATTTGCCGCTGCCAGACTTCCTGGCATAAAACAATCGATCCCGCTTAGGTTCACGATGAAACCTCCATCGTTGATCCCGGTGACTGTCACTTTATATGCAGCTTTGTTTTCTTTCATTGCTTGCATCAGATCGGCTCTGAGCATCAAGCCGTAAGCTCGCTCAGCTGATACAACGGCGTTCTTCGCATCAACAACCATTACATCAAAGACTTCACCAGGTTCTAGTGTAATCCCGTGGACTTCACAATGACGTGATTCTTTCTCATAGCTCATGTAAACTGTGATACCGGTTCCCGGATCAAGTTCAATGTCTGTTAATGAAATATTGGTTACTGTTCCTCTGATTACTTGGCCTATGGTTAGGTCCTTTGGAGTCAGGTTGAGGGCATTTGAGGAATGCATCAGATCGTAAAGATCTTGAGCGTAAGTTTCCTGACAATATACTTTGTGTGATAAAGAAGAATCTGTTTTGATTACTTCTGTGTTTTCTTCGAGTCTCATTCGGTTGTATTAAAACATGTTCACTTCTTTTATGCGAAGTGCTGGAAAATGTTTCGTTGGAAAACCTTACTTTATTTTGTACTCTTCAACCTTATCTTCCAATATCTCGTTATACATGTCTCGAGTTATTGTAAACATCTCTAGATTCCGCAGATTTAATTTGCGCTTGACCTTATACAAACCTAATTCAAGATGTGCTGATTTACATATTGTAATAGATACAGACTTAGATCGAGCATATACATTACCCGGGTAATTTTGTGCGTAGTCTTTAAGCTCTTCTAAGAATTTTGTAAGTTCTGGTGTATCTAGGAATTGGGGTTGGAAAACAACAAAGGATAAATCCTCGTCATCATTAAATAAAAGAACACCATAAGTCTTGACTGGAGCAGACGTAGCAGGCTTAGACTCATTGTCAATATTCATATTACTTATCACAATATCGAATTCTGGAAAGTTGTCATTTATATGATCCATCTCCATCTTAAATTTACGACCGTGTGGATTTTTTTCATAAACACCTTCTTGAGTCATTTTTACATGAATCATTTCATGTGCTAGTGTATTCAAACACTTTTGCTTGGTAATATCGTAACGATGCGAAATGCCGACTTCTTTAACCGTACCATCTTTTTCATAGAAAGTTAAACCCAGATTCCGTTTACTGTTCATCCAACGAACCGGAACCTTTGTTAATTTACCACCAAAGATTTTCTTATTGATCGTATCAAACTCATCATTGAGATCACCTATCTCTTGACGAATGTCACCTTCAAATAATTTGTATTGTGTTAGATATTTCATTTAGGATCCGATTCTATAGGATCGTCAGATTTGTCAAATGATTCAAAAAGTATTAGGTTTTTCATAATCTATATATCATTTGTATTCTCAAATATCATTCGTTTTCTCAAATCCTATACTATATGAAATGATGGGGTCCATGTTTTATATAAAAACATGGACCCTATTTAAGAAAGAAGTTAAGATAAAGATCGAAAAGCTGCTTGTCAAAATAGAAGACGGAAGCGATTTACGGTTTGTATAAAGTTGATTTGGTGATTGCCGATATTAAAGGTAAGACCTCCTAATTACCTTCTAACCATAAATAGCTTCTCGGAAGCTCTCGTATACGCTGTGTACTTAATTCTATTCCTCTCAAACACATTCTGGTTCATATCAATATCGTCTTCAATGATGAAAACATTTTGATATGTCGAGCCCTGTGACTTGTGACAAGTAATCGCATAGTTGTAACCAACATCTGCAAATTGTCTCATGAATTCGTAATACTTCACCCAACTTTTTCGAGCATCATATCCTTTTTTCTTGATTGCCGTTTGCTTCAGGTCCTTCAAAACATTATCGAATGCTTGTAAAGAATCCTCATGTAAAATGTCGATCTTTCTACTCTGAACCTTCCCACGAAGATCGTAGTATTCTACCGTTGTATTGTAGTAAGATAATCTGATCGCTTCATCTTCTGTTGCAAATGTGCGAGCAGATATATCGTAATCCACAACCTCAAATTCATCGTTGGTTGTGAACAACATGATATTGTACTTATCTATGATTGGTTTATTCGCTACAAGTTTCTCACCCTTCATGATCTTGGTAATAGCTTCTTCCTCTTTATAGATCAAAGCTCGAATGATGGAATTCATCTTACCAATCGTCTTATTTCGCCAAGCAATAACCTTAGCATAATCAGAATTGTCTTTGAACTCTTTCGAGACAAAGTACTCTTCCAATAGAGTTGTCATTCGGGTTCGTTCAACTGGATTACCAAAATCGACGAAATCAATACCACCACCATCAACCAAATTGGTTTCTTTCAATACAGGTGATCCTGGATTAAATAGGTCCTCTCGGATGTCGAAACCTGCCTTTAGGATTGGATTGCCTTCAGTTTGTCTCATGATCTCAGTAAGCAGAAACCTTTTGATGTTATACTTCTCTCGCATATCTTCTTTAAAAGGAATGCAATCAACCTTTCCAACTGGTGGAATTTGAGCTGGATCACCCATGAAGATGATCTTGACATGAGCACTATATTGCTCGATCTCTTGGAACAAATCATCGGCAAGCATGGATACTTCATCTACAATAACAACATTCAATTCCTCAATAGAAGATTCGTCATACTTACTTTTTGTAAATATCTGTTTCCCTGTTGCTGTGATCTCTTCTTTAAGACCGAGCATTTTATGGATAGTCTGAAAGGTAACCTTGCTATCCTGAATGTTTCCTGATGCCTGTAGAACCTTCACCGCCTTATTTGTAGGGGCAGTTACTGCAATGGTCCAATTAACATGTTTTTCTTTAATGTATCTGAGTAGTTTACCAACCAAGTATGTTTTACCAGTTCCAGCATAACCCTCTAATAGGTATATGTCACTACCACGAGATTCAAGAAAAGCCCGCATTTGAATGTACGCTTCTTGTTGGCCCTCATTAAGATCTGCGGGAATACCTGTAGGCTTTGGTGTTTCTTCTTTCACTTCTTCACTCATATTTAAAGGCTTTCATCTTATATGGTTAGGAACTAGAAACGTTCCCAAGAAATGGAAAGTATTTTCCTTATGGATTTTCTAACAGACCACCACCTTTCTTGCCCTGTGTACACCATTCATCTAAAAAAATGACGAACAAGAAATTATTAGGTGATAATCTAGACCAAGGCGGGAGATCATCCTGAACTAAGATAGGGTGGAGCATTTTAAATAACTGTGGAGCAAGCAATACAACTGGGAAAGGAACAAACGATAATGCGGTCAAAGCAATATTAGCAGCTTCTAACGGTATCGGATAAACAACTGGTTGTGTATCTATTGAAACAGCCGGAAGCATTCCGAGCATCTCAGTAAACTTCATATTCTTTGCAGCACCGAAAACAGCAATACCCAATAATATTGGTGTCAGTATTTGTTCAACCACTCCAAATGAATCCTCTACCATTCCGATTACTACTTGTTTCAAATCTGTGTCGGTCATTTTAGATAAATCTGGAAGGGTCGCAATGTCTATAATATCAACCAATCCCATTACCGCTCCAATTATGGCTCCACTTATCGCTTGACCCGGTATCGTAGCCTGTAATTGTGGTGGTGCACTAAGACTTGGTATAGGAGGGAGTTGTACTGCTGCAAGTGATAAAGCAGAACTCAACAACATGTCTTTGATACTTATATTTGAGATGTCTGGAATTTCGAGAGGAGGTAACGCTTGCTTAAGAAAGCCTGCAGTTATATCCTTCATCATGGTTTTGCTTATGATTGGTGAATTAGGTGTACCGAATTTTTGAAGGATATTACTAATGTCTTCTGTGCTTAATGCAGATATAACTCCGGTTACGATCCCGGCCACAGCTGCGATTGCTGCCAGAACAGCCGGTGGTATTGGTGGCATTTCAAGTGTAGAATCCTGTCTACATACATATGGATTTACGAGAGTCATTCCACCACTTGACGCAGCAACTAATCCAAGAATAGCAGGTGTCAATTTGAACACTGCAGAATCTGAGATCTTTGTCAGACCGTTTTTAAATTTGGTTGAAAATTCAACATCTGTCTGTGGGGATTCGGGTATAACAATATCCGGCATATCGATCCCTGGTAAGTCGACTTCACCAATTAAATCGTTCAACTTCTTTGTCAAATCGATCGTCTTCATTTCGGGAATGGCAATATCAGGCAATTCTAAATTGATACCTTGTTTTAGCTTATCCAATAGTTCCATTGGTGGTATCGGCTTAGGATTTGTTTTATCTGTATTCTTAGGAACCTTCATATCAGGAACCTTCAATTTATTCAAGTAATCTCCGACCGTACTTTTTAAAGCCGTTTTCTTTTCTGTTAATGTAGCATTGGCCTCTAACGTATTCAGCTTAGACATATCAGGCAACTTCAACCGGTTAACCTTTTTAAGCAACTTATCTTTAGCATCTCCTAATACGGCCTCTGGACTATCTGGATTTAATTGTGGAACAAAGCCATCAACATTGACATCATTTAATAAAGTGCTTACAGGAGTTGGTACAGCAATTCCACCAGATGCAAGTGTTTTCAAGAACCCATCACCTGAATCCGAACCCATCTGTTCTGCTGGTCTTAAGGATACCAAGAACTTTTTCTCCCCATCAGATCCAACAAATAATACAAAGGGTGAAGGACAAATACCACACTGACCAATGAATATCACGAACACGCCAACCGGAAGCGGAATAACGACTAAAGGAATCCAAATAATAGGCAATGGAATTTTCAACGGTCCACCCGGTGTAGGAACTATTAGACCTACCGGCCAATATTTAAAGCCACCTGGTCCTGGAATAGGCATCACGCCCATTGTCGTGGCCATAAGTGAGAACTTTACCCAATAACAGTATTTAGTGTAGTTTGGATCATTTGGATCTTCATTACCCATATCTAGACCTAATGGATCTGCTCCTGGAGGAGTTTGTGGGTCTTCAGGATCTTCAGGTCCGTCTCCAGCTTTTGTCACACAAGGTACTGATTTGTATTCCTCTTTCTTTGCTTCTATATCTAACATGACTTGATCATGTTGGGCCTTGATGTAGTCATAGATTTCCCGACAGTTATCTAGCCGGATTAAAAATGATTCTGCGGAATCTCTAACATTAGTTACAATATCCTTTAATCTACCTGAATCTGGTAAGTCATTGAATACCTTTCCAAATGATAGCAGTAATTGAACTTCTTTTGTTGCTAATTCCCGCAAAGGTTGATTCAACGTTTCTAGCCCCGGTTCAATAATTTCAGCCTTTACTTCAGATACCTTGTTAGCATGATTGACAGGAAAATTTGAGAAGAATGCTTTGTATGTGCTTTGGCTTTCTATGAAGTTATCACCCACCTTTACGTCTGTATCAACGAATAACGGATCTTGTCTAGATCCATCTTCAGTTAAACCTCGCTCCTCCTTTGTAAAGAATAAATCGATGTCACCCCAAATATTATAATAGGACGCGTATAAGGAGCCCGTTGGTGGTTCCTCAGCATAGTTGTCTATAGTTAATATATCAGCTGATACGGTGCTTGTAAGGTCTATTCCGGTCAATATGTTAGCCGGATCTATTGTTTCATGTTGTATTATTACCTTAAACCCATCTTGAATGTCTCCACCTTCTGCATCTAAGATAGCACGAGAAGTGAATAAACTCAATGATCCGGGAACAGTCTCAGAACCTAAATTGTTTAAACCACGTTCTAGTGCTTTCCTTCTGGTTGCAATAACGCCTTGTTGTAATGCAATATTACTAAATGACCAAGTTCCTAATCTGGCTAATTGTATACTTGTCTCTACCTCAACTAATCGTACCTCTTTTTTAGCTAATTCGATTTTTACGTCGTGTAAAAGAAGCGGGATCGGCAACAAACTAGCTGCTAAAACTTGTGCACGAAGTGGTGCTATCTCTTGTACAAGTTGTTTTTTTTCTCGAACTAAAGGGGTGAACGTATCAAGCAGACCGTCAAGAGTGTCCACTTTTGTTTTGTAATATCCTTCGAGACTTCTGTAATTGTATAGTAATTCCTCAAAGTTAATTAAGGTCTCGTTTATCTGTTGTTCTTTGGTAAGCAGAAGATCTAATTCAGCTGTAATCTTTTTCATCAGATCCACACATGCTAGAACTTCATCTTGTTCTGCTTCATGTTCTGACATGATCGCTTTGATCTTAGACTCAACATCATTTATTTCTTGTGGATCAACATCTGGGATTGGAATTTCATCCTCAGGACATAATTCTTCTAAGTCGGATTCAGTAAAAACTATTGGATCTACTGGACAAGGTTTTCCAAGATCTTGTAAAACTTCTTCTTGAATCTTAAATTCTTGTCTTAAGATCTTTTCATATGTAGGTGTGTTATCGATATAGACAACAAGAGATTGCTCAAGCAACCAAGCATCAAGGGCGAACTTACTTTTGATATTAGCAAGATCTTTCTTTGTAACTCGTGGGTGTTGTTTTAACGTTTCACGTTTTGCCTCTGGCAAATCTATACGTGACCGACTATTGTATGCAACCTTCATACCCTATATATCGGGTATTTTTAGGTGCTGGAAGTAGTATTTGAATCGTACACTTCATTCAAATTTCCTGATTCTTTTTTGACATTAACAATGGCATATTCGATTTGTTCGGTAACCATTATAAGAACATTTTCAACTACCCAAGTAATACCGTTCAATTGGGGTTTGTCTTCAATGTCAAATTGATACCTCATACCATCGACAGGAAGTGTAATATGTGCTGTGTTAATTATGGCTCCGTTGAATGTGAAATCTATTTTCATTTTATGTCGAATTGTAAGTATTGTTTATGTGGATGCGGACCAATATCTGCGATAGTGTAACGAGCTGATACACCATTGATTCCTTGAAAATCAGAATGGATCAACCCTTTAATGTCGTCTTCGGTGGTTACTAATTGAACTCCTGGTTCTTCTCGAGATCCTGGGCATCTTCCAACAATAACTTTGTTTTTAATTGGAGTAGTGCTAAAGTAGATCTTAAGCTGACCCATGAAATAATCCGGCATATTAGATCCAACCGGTGCAAATGGAACATTTTTAGGCGTTGGCCATTCAAATAGGTATTTGTAACTCTCGTCGATAATGAGGAAATTTGCTTGACCCCGACGACACTGTGTTGCTACTATACTTGAAGCCGCAAGTATCCTTGATATAATTTTTCGTTTATTATCTTCAGGAGCATCTGGAACTAGAACAACGTCAAGTTCCTTGATATGTTCCGCCATAACTTGTTCTTTGTTCTTCTGAGATAAGGTTAAGATATGTTCAAAGGCTTCCTGATGTATCTTCTTAGTCAATACATAATCTGGTTCTTCCTCTTCACCACAATCAAACTTATGCTCTTGATAAGGATATTTTTCTGTGAATATCTTCAAAGTCATAACTTTCATTACAGGTTCAGCTTCTTCCAGATGTGCACCTAATGTATTAGGTAAAACTTCATATGCTGGATCTAACCAAGCAGCTGGTTTTTCTGGTTCTTCCTCAGATTCAATATACACGTAATCAAGAAATGTACATGTTACTTCGTCTCCATTGACTTCAGGTAACATGATAACAGGTATTACACCATCAAGATAATGGGTATTGTGACCTGCTGGTAAATTGGGTGTTGATATTTCCATGCATATTATACATGGAAACATAGAATTGTTTCTACCCTGGTTTCTTAAAGTATTTATCTAGTTCATCTTTGGTAGGATAACCCAAATCATAACCACATAGATCACATATTCGTTTAAGGTCAGAAGAACCCTCCGGATTAGTGTCTTTAATTTTACAATGCTCATCAGGATGTGTGCATTCGTCTTTGACTGTTTCCAGTTCTTTTTCAGCTTCTTTTATATCAAGTTCCAGTTTTTGGGCCTTCTTCTTAATCTCGGCGTTCTTATCCTTCTCAATGTTGTTATCATCTATAATCATAGGCTAACGTTTCATTGTTCACAAGATTCGAATTTAATCAAATTTTGTATTCATGGCATTAAAGCAGAGTATATATTCCACAATTAAAAATACGTGGATATTTTTAGTATTGGATTATATGGCCGAAGTCGATGTTTCAATTTTTTATTAAAGGTTAAACGAATCCACACATCGTGTATCATGCAAGTCGGAATTCAGAATATTATCTAGCTTGGACCGATTGGGATAATGAAAAATTTGATAAGTTTATTGCTAAGTATTCTTAAATCAGCTTTCCGGGACATGGCTATGATCACTGACCATGCCCCTTCTTTCTGTTTCCGAAGAGTGTCATCACGAAACGTAGGACTCGAACCTCTGATACCGCGTTGACGGTATCTTGTGCCAGTTATCTTTATCCATGCTTTGCCATGCTTATGAGGACTCGAACCTCTGGTTTCTATCCCGCTCTTCTCTTCTTCGTTATATCTTGGGGAAGCTGATAAACGCATATTACACTTTGTTTGGCCCAATACAATAAAATGATCCACGGATGCTAGGCTTTTACGGAACGTCTCTCCGGTTAATTGTCTAAAAGAGATGTGGCCCTTAACCACTCCTTGCATACACACCAGTTAACTCCAGTGTTGTTTTAAGTCATTCATATTACATCGGAGCTTCCCCCTGAACCGTTTGGAACGGTATCATTACTGGTGGAGGGAACCGGATAATCAATCCGATTATTGTTATGTGATTAACGTTAACAGACCCCCCGAATAAATAACTGGGCACCGGGATTCACACCCGAATTTCCTTCAACAATACTATGATTTTGCTAGCAAACCATTTGTATCTCCAGCGTTCTACGTTTACTTAGAACTCAGAACTATACCCATTGCGGTCGGGACGGGATTCGAACCCGCAACTTCCTCCGTGACAGGGAGGTGCTCTACCAATTGAACTACCAGACCAATGATCAAGACACCGGGAGTCCCACCCGAAATTACCAAACGCTTCTGAAGGGTTCGTATGAGCGTAACCGACGGCTCTTTGGTAATCGTTTTGACTATCGAATTAGTTGACCAGTCAGAGCCTTCTCATAAAGTCCTGTCCCGTTCAACATAATGAGCCAAACTATCTCGTTGTACTAAAATAAAGTGGAATAGGAAGGATTTGAACCTACATAGTAATCCTCTTTTAAGGGAGGTACACTCCGGCCTGATTACCATTTGTGTGTTACTTACTGCTATCCCGAATACAATGGCCCCGTCCGGTAATCCTCCGGAAATCTCCGACTCCAGTAGTCGGCCTTTCTCCTACATCTGGGAATGCGTCCCAGAAATGACGAGGCACTGTTTCTTAATATTGAAAAACTTCGATTAAACAAGGATCTGAAAATGTCATAGGAATTCCATTTCCCATTTCATATATTTTAACAATATCCAAATCACATAAACATACTGTTGGATAATGCATCACTCCATTATGCACATAAAATTCTGATGTATCAATAGGACTATTTGTCGTGTATACAAAGTATGGATCTATGACCATCATAAAATTTGCACCCGGAACAGTATCAGCACAGTTATTAGATGAAACATTACACCAACCGCCAACTAAACCACAATTAGTATTCACTTCTGTTTTTTCACATGATGCGAATACAATTAGCAGTATCAATAGTATAAAAGATTTTTTCATAATACAAAGATAAGAATTATCCATTACATCTTACGCCCCTTAATCCAATTATTTTTAAGATACTGTTCTAAATCACTTTTTGGTATCTTCTTGTTACCAGTATCATTATAGATCCAACAAGTACCAAATTGTGAATTTTTAGAACCTGTTCTGTCAGCTTTCGACATCTTCGCTTTGGTTTCTTCTGTATGAGATCGACCTGTAAAGGTGTCATATGAGATCTTTCCTGCTGCATGTGCCCCTTTAATATTTGCTGTTACATTTACTATATGCTTAGCGAGAAGTTCGGGATCAGATTGTCGTTTGGCTAAAGATGCTTTACCACCTGCAGTTCCCCATTTTTTATAAATTTCATCAATTCGTTCTTGCGATAGATTTCCGTATGAAAAACCTCCGTCACCACCAATCATTAAATTCATACATAAAGGATCTTTTAGTAAATCTTCATTAACTAATTCGATCTCTCGGAGAACTAATGTCTTTCTATTATCAAAGAACTCCAAAATCTCATAATCAAAGTTCTCTTTCCCATGATAGTTAATAGAATTTCGAAGACGTGTCCCAGAACCTAAATAACTGTCATTCAAATTATCAGTAGAATGCATTCCTACATAAAATTTGTTGTTTACCTTACATGTCGTTTTATAAATGACGTGGTACTTCTTTTGTTTTCTTGGCATCTTGTAACCTATTTTTCTTTATATATCCGAAATATTTAGAAAAACAGGTACAAAACGACTAGGAGCGGTCCAGACGGGATTCGAACCCGCAACCTTCTCGCAGACAACGAGTTATCCTACCAAATGGACTTCTGGACCAGTAAATATGTGTGCAACTATGATGAGATTTGAACCCACGATCTCTTCCGTGACAGGGAAGCGTTCACTCCAGACTGAACCGCATAGTTAAATAAGGGGCGAGGGAATCGAACCCTATAATTACACCTTCGGAAAACTGAGACATTGTTGGGTCTATAAATCCCAATGAACATCTGCTTATTCCTAGATCATTTCGGAAAGGCTTATTCGAAGTCGCCAAAGCTCGTAGAGGATCATATAATTATCCCACGACCGAATGTGGGCACCTTGTGAGGTCAGAGAGGGATTCGAACCCCCGTAGCTTGGGTTGCAACCAAGTACCTAAAGCCGCTCGGACACCTGACCAAAATGTGTTACAGACAAAAACCTTGGCGGACAACTGCTGTAACGTGTGGGTTGAACTATGTTCCCTGGGAAACCACGTTGTATGGTGAGGACGTAGATGGATTCGAACCACCGTAGCAGGTTTTGCAGACCTGTGCCTAATCGCTCGGCCATACGTCCTAATGCTTACCGATAACTGTTGATTCAGTTTCGTTCCCGGACGTTGGGAATCATTTTAATCACCGTTCAGCGCTATACTATATCGGTCGTGGAGAGTACGGGAATCGAACCCGTGGCCTTCTGCTTGCAAAGCAGATGCTCTAGCCAACTGAGCTAACCCCCCAAAATATTTTTATGTGGACACAGGGGGATTCGAACCCACTACGATCTTGGTGCAAGCAAGTCGACCTGCCATCGGCCTCTGGCCCATAAAATATTTGACGATACGAAAAGATTCGAACTTATTGATGTACATCTCACTAGACTTTAATGTACATACACGGAGTGAGCGGTAAGTCTATCTATCATCGCCTGCGCCTTGTGCTGCTTTCCGGTTGCATACATACCGTCAAATAATTGTACTCCCTACGGGATTCGAACCCGTGATCTCCGCCTTGAGAGGGCAGCAACTTAAGCCACTTGTCCAAGGGAGCGTGTGGTGGGAGTTTGGATGCTCCCACCGAAATGTTAATGCCATGATGTCAAAGAACGTACACCGAAGTGTAGTTAAAGTATTCCGAACGGGATTCGAACCCGCGATCTCTCGAGTGAAAGTCGAGCGACTTAAGCCACTTGTCCACCGGAATGTGTGGTAAAATAAAAAGCCCAGACTGAATTTCTTCAATCTGGGCTCGTAACTATTATGTATAACCTATTAGGTCAACACTGGTAACGAGCCCAGATGACAATCACGTTCCGCCGCTTCTTCAGCGATCGGTGTGAAAATTCTGTATGTCGTTAACTTTTTCATTGCGTTTGTAATATGCTATATATCTCTTGTTGTTTCGTAATTGTTACACAAATGTAATAATTCTTTTTGAACCGGTACTACTTTTGTGGAAATTTACCAATCATCACCGTTAATATGCTTTCCCATTTTGTAAAGTTAATATTATCCTTCGACCTTAGGCCATTTGTCACCACTCTTCTTATAGCGTTGACCATATCCAGTACCAAGTCTTCCGATACCATGCTGTCTCCAAGATTGAGGTGACATCATTGCCCAAGGCCCTTGATTGGTTTTACCATCTATAAACTCATCTGTTATTGGGTTACCAAAATCATCATTTTCAGGAACGTGACTCAACCACTGAGCTTGCTCTTCATTCGTTGACTCTTCTCTAAGTGGTCCAGTAATCTTGAAATTCCTTTTGACAGCACTAATTACTTTAGCAGGGTTCTTCTCATATCTCTTCAAATCTCCTACTCCTCTTTCAGATATAAAACCTTCAAGACCATCCAGTATTCTTTTTGACACCTTGATAATCGCATCCCAATTTTCTGTTATCTCAGAGGCTTTAGTAGATGCAGTGAGAACATCAAGATCTGTGTTGATCTGTTCCATGTCTCCCCAATATCGGTTATCACTTTCAACATCATTTTCAGAAACATAACCGTCATACATAATCATGAAAAAATAAAGTAGAACTAAACCTAGAATACCAATGGTCCAACCTGCTGTTTTATTTATATTGATAGTCATTTTCGAGCAATTATAAATTTACGCAGGTTCTTCAATTTTTCTGTAGGTTACTCCTGCTTTGTTAAGAAGTATCATTGAATCTCCACTAATACCATCACGATTTGTGATTTGCTTATTCTTATCCATCCGGATAAGTTTAGTTGTTAGTGGGTTTCCTTGTACATCCGATATTTTTAATGTTGCAGTATAACCATTCCTCAACTCCACTAAAGGCATCAGAGTATATCTCATGCCAATATTACTTTCATGTTCAACCATAAAGCGAATATAAGACTTACTTCTGAGAACTTAATAGATCAGTCTGAATGTCTTCCAGCGTCACATTCACCTTTCCCTTTCTGTCGGGCTGATTTCTTGAATATTTTCTTGAATTTTGCTTTGACTTTATCGCCCCAAAAATTGGACCATCGACTTTTACCTTTTGGATTTATGTATGGCTTCATCAGAATTTGAAGTTTGGAGTTGCTTTATAGTGATCATAATATCTGAACAACGATTTGATCTCTGATCTTACAACAGGTGCACCATCATAAACGACAGCACAATGTGTAACCTCAAATCCCTCGTTCTTCATGTACGCTTTGATCAATCGATACGTCAAACCACCATAGATCGTATCATCTATGAATGCAATGTTTCTTCCTGCATCGAGCGGTTTATTAGTCCTACTCATTTTAGGCTGATCACCTTTACGAAGACTTCCGTTAAATAGGACGTAATGTATATGTGATAAAAAATGATTTTCGGGAGCATCGTCAATCATCTTGGCAATTCGTCTACCGAACTTACCACTAAGAGCAATTTGACGATGATTACCTAAATCGAAAAGACTATCAAAAAGTGAGGTCGTTGCTTCGTCTCGAATCCAACGGTCTAATGCCGTAAAAATACAGGACCACCAGGTGTATTTCTAGAAATTTTATCGACTGCTCTTTTAATCGCTTGTGTTGCGTTGCTCATAAAACAAAGATACGAGAAAAAGTGGTACAAATGAAGTTACTTCACTTTTATTTTTTCAATGTATTCAACAACTTGTCCGAGATTACATAACGTTTCTGCTTCTTCGTCTTTGATTGTAATTTTGAATTCCTTCTCCACATTCATTAAAAATTCAACGAAGTCCAAAGAATCTAATCCATGTACATCTTTCAGATCGTCAAAATCTTGGATTTCTCGACCAACTTCTGGTATACCCAATTGTTTAAGACAATCCAGCACTCTTTGTTTAGTATCTTCCATAATTCAAATTTATAATAAATATCCCAATACAGCATCCCAACCGGGGAATTTTTCCGATCCAAAGTGAATGTGTTCACCCTGAAACTCCGCTGCACCGTTCTTGGTTCTGTCATCGACTAATGCTCGACCGGTAAAGATAGACTTTTCATTTGATACGATAACCCGTTTAAAAATTGAGCTCCCTAGAACATCTTCACACCAGATTCTTTTCTCTGTATAACTGTGCGCGTTGTTCCAACTTGGTGCTGATAGTACCCAAGTATCATATTTCTTTCTAAGCAGGTGATAAGCCTCTATGGCCCCCTCAATCGGTTCTAAGTTCTGGTAGAACCCTGGTATTTCCTGGCAAGCATCGGCACACTGGTCCCAGTGCACTTCTCCTTCTAATTTTCCTTGTGGATAATGATTGAGGACTCCTTTGTCGAAGTCAGCAAGCACACCATCCATATCTAGGAATAACATATTACTTGTATTCATACGTTTCTTTTTTGATTTCCAAGGGCAATGTCTACAGCCTGAACCGCAACATTTTCCTCGTGTTAGATGGTAGTGAGATGTGAAGACACGGTATCCATCTTCCGTGTAATAGTCAAGACCCTCTTTCAAGTCCTTACGGTAAAATTATCGCAAAGGAAAGTCTCGTTAATCTTCTGACCATTTTGTAAAATTGCTTCTACTGCTGGTTTATCTGCTTCGTTGGTTTCCGCATCCTTGTGTGTACATTTACCATTCGTAAAATCGAATGATACACATCCATTACAACAGAAGGTCCCTAACCAACTTTCTAATGTGTCTTTATTCGTTAAGGGGTGTTGGTTGTCGTTAATCATACTCGTTATATGTTACGTCTTCAGCTTCATCGTACTCGTTCTGAATATAGTCAATGACTGAACCAACCAAGGCTTTGACATCATTAACTGATGATACAGATCCTCTTGACAACTGTGTTTGCATTAAAACATCATCTGTTTTTTCATAACCTGGATCTATCCCAATAAAGATTGATTGGTTTCTGTTATTACAGCATCCAAGTTCGTACAAACTAATCGGGCAAAGAGTAGCTTTACTAAACCAAAATGATACAAGATTAACTTGTTTTAGTGCTTCAAACTCCCACTCAACTTGTGCTTGCTTATCAGCGCCAGCAAAATCCTTTCTACGTGGATTGATTAAGAATACATCACCAAAATCAATTTCCTTCTTGTAAACTTTCTTAAACTCTGCAATGTATTCATCTTGCCACTCTGGACAACCTTTAATACCACCGGCCATGAATATGTAGATTCCTGGTAGAGAATCATCAATGACTTCTGGACTAGTTATGACTGTTACGCTCATAGTTCTGGTTCAAGATCTAGTTCATGAACCCAATCATCTGATTGGGTGATCGATTTTCCACTTTTGAAAAAGGTACAAATATCGTAGCCTTCTTGTCCAGTATCACGACCACAATTCTGTGACTTAGTTATCTCAACCTTTGTTACTATGTCACCAGGTAAGATCATCATGAAATAAGTGCTTCTAAATCATCCCACATTGGCTGGTAAAGATTACCATTAGTGTTCAACTTCTTTTTGAAGTTCGGGAATTCTTTTTTATATCCACCGGCCATACTGTGACCAGTTTTGATACCATTTTTAACATTGGCAAGACGATCACATAGCTTGTTGAATTCGCCATACTTATCTGCGTCCAAACCATTGTAGTAAGGATCTCCAGCACGTTCCTTTCGGTTCTTGCCTTTATCATTGGTCATGGCATGGATTCCATCAGCAATCGGTTCGTTGAATGCTACTTTGACATTATTGTAAGTCAAGCGGCAGTCTTCTTCGCCATCATGACCCCATAGAATAGCCTCTACCTCTTCCCGATCCATTTCTGGTATAAGATGCTTGTATCGGTGGAACTCTTCATTAACACCACACAAATGGAATGAATATGGTTTCCCATCATATCGATGGTTTGTACTGTTGTGAGCATTGATAAAGAAATACTTTGCCCGTTCCGATAATGTCTTTGGTTGCATGCTTACAACCTTAACGAATCTAAGATGTGGTATCCATTTTACAGGAGTTCCCCAGAATGCATCACTTGGGAATACTAACGGTTCGTCACCCATTGTGGATTCAACAACCAAGAAGTTCTTGTTCCGAACGTTATCACTGATAATATGAATGACATAGAATGCCTCACCTGTATAAGTGTTCTCGTAGCAGTTCCCCATTTTCATAATCTGAGGATTGAAAAGTGTGTTCTGTAAATGGATACGAATTGCCTCAGCAAGTTTGCTGTCCACGGATTCAAATGCAACCCATGAAACATCTACAGCCTTTTCATAATCTGCAAGGAAGTACATGAAGACCAATACTTGATCTCCGGTTTCATCGTCATAGTTATCATAAACCAGATCACCTGGTCCACCTGCTGAACCTGTTTGTCCGAGCATGCTTGCAAGTAAGTGAGCTTGTAACTCTTCTTGTGGCGTAGTCTTTGGAACGGAAACAAACGGAAACATACCATTTATGGTTCCTACTCTTCCATCTGCGTCGAACATAAGTCCGACCATTACGATGTTTTTAACCTCTTCGATAATCGCTTCCTTTTCCATCTAATTCTATTTTTTTAACCTTTGATACCAGCTTTAACAAATCAGCATCCATAATCAACATCGATTTGTCTTGACAAATAAATATGTCAATCGATCGATCAGCAGCAACCCACAAACCCATATATGAGTTGTAAGTAAATTGCCATCCGTACAATGCATGTTTGTTTACTTTCTGTGTTTCTTTTTCCATGGTTATATCATTTTGCCAAAGTAGATTCAATAATTCTTTCATCGGCTTTAATTAAATCGTTTATACATTCTTTGTTTGTACCGAATGTAATTGCTGGTGAAGTTACCCAATTTTTATGTAACGCAACCAATTCCTTAGGTCTTTTTTCAGCATTGGGTGTAATCCACGTTTTTGTGTATTCACGTTTCAATGTAAATCCTTGTTGATATTCCATTGGTATTTTGTCCCAATGAACATCGACACTTGCAAGCATCTCCTGCATCTGTCCACCGTGCTTACCTTGTAGTTGCTTCTGACTGAAGTTTACACGTGCCAACACTGAAACAGAATTCTTGATCGCATCCCTCTGTCTCCATAAGAAACAGTTATGGACTTCTTCAAACGGTAAGTTAAAGGCCCTAGCATCGAACCTAGCACGCTTTCGGCGACTCTGTGGGTGTATTGGCCAATATTCCTGATCCATATATTCATTGAAGGCTTCGGTTGCAACAGACGCAGCATTTGATACTATCTTCTGAACCTTCCCATCAAACCATAAATCTGATTCAATATTCTCAAAAGCTGTTAAAAGTAATGTGATTTCGTCTGATTGTCCGTACGCAATCTGAACACCCTGCACATCTTTTACCATCATGTTTGCAGTATGTTTCATTGCATTTAAAATGAAGTCATCAAACGGTCTTTTAAACTTGTTTGTGTAGTTTTTGAATGATCGACCATCAACCCGGATAATCACTGGGTAATTTACATCCAACTTTGAACCCACCTGGGATTCATACACTTTCATTCTGTCTACTAAACTCCCTGGATAATCCTCGATTAGTTTTACCGGAATAATCCCACTCTCCTCTTTTTTCATAATATATTCCTCTCGTTTTCTTTCTTTGCCCAGGCCTCATCGGCATCCTGTTCTTCCTGTGTGATAATTATTGGACCTTCGCCTTTGATCCATTGATCTAGTTCATCTACAGAAAACTCACCATAGTTGTATTCCTTTTGACTGCGAGGATTCAAATAAAAACGTACTTCATTCATTCTACCATCAGTCCAACGAGGTATTAGAGCATAATATTCCAGACCTGCTTTTTCCAATCGACCTGCAATCCCTGTTGACTCAGCAAACTGTGATAGTTTATGAGCATTCATATCTGATGCTCTCATTCCATCCAATACTTCCTGTTCCATTAAAGATGGAATAGCAATATTAAGACCGGTTCCATTATTGAATACTGCTGCTCGTCCTGTGAACAAAGCAATATCTAATCGCTCGAATGCATCCCAAAGAATTTTCATCTTCTCTTTGTCGGATGAGATAATAGCAAAGGCATTCTCAGCCCAAAGTCCGACAAAAGGATATTTCATAGTCTCGGCTACAGATTCTTTCTCGGTTTTTAAATAAGCCTTCAAGTATTCTGGATTACCAAACCGAAATCCTATTAAAGAATATTCATCCGTTTCAAAAAATGACGCTGGGTTTTCAGTAATCGTCCGTACGTCGATACCAAACATTTGAACTTCTTTAGTTGTAAGTCCTAAGAATCGTTTTTCTAATGTTGATTTTTGAATACCAAATGCAGTTCGAAGTCCTTGAATACCTGACTCATGTTCACTTACATAATCTGAACCTAATGATACGCCGACGAATTTATCGTCATTCATCAACCACATTTTGTTATATCTACCTTTTCGCATAAATTCGAATATAGGTATTTGTTAGGCAAATTACTTCACCTTAAATCACAAAAAGTCCACAGGAAATTTACTTGGATGCAGTAACAAAGTTTGTCTTGAGACGTTCAAGGTTACGCTTGAGACGTCCGGTGTTGTCGATCATACCTGTTTTTGAACCTCGTTTTTCTTCGATCTTAAGTGTATCGATTAGGTTCTTTAGATTATATGCCATGTTATTCATGATCTTCATAGCTTCAGGGTCCATAGTAGGAAAATTCACCTTGAGTGCTACGATTTCATCCGCCATCTCAACTAACAATTGATTCGTATCAATAAGAGTCTTTTGAATCTTAGCGACCTTCTTCAGGTTATCGGATACTTCAAAACGAAATTTCGCTTTTTCTGGAGCACCTTTAGAACTCTTAATAGAAGTTACACCGGCAGATTCATCTACATCATAATTATCAAGGTCTGTTAACTTCTTCATACTCCAGTGTAATTGTTTTTAACCGGGGCAATTGCATCACCAAGGTTCTTCTTAAATTCTTCATATGCTGCCTCAATATCCAAAATTGCTTGATCCGAAGCCGTACGGGTTTCGTCATATTGAGGAGATTGCGAAACATTCATTTTAAGAGACTTCAGTAATTCTTGCATTGGTTCATCTAAATCCTGATTTATCAGAACGTCGGATTTACCACCAACATATGTTGATTCATGTAAAAAATTATCAAGGTCAGTTAGTTTCTTCATGTTCTATATATCCAGTTACTTTGAGATTTTACACGTCCCGGACAAACTTAATTCCTCGGCTTGTGTGGCAGCGGTCGACATTACACCTGGCGATGGATACATTTTAGCATCTACTGCTCCGGCCAATGTCTTAAGGAATGCAAATAATGGTTCACCTAATACTTGACTGTAGGCCGGTACATGTCCAGTCTTTGTTTCCTTACCATCTAACCATACTTCGGGTGCTGAAGCCTTGATACGACTTCCGGCTGTCATCTCGATCTCAGAATCAGACGTAATAGAAATTGTACTACCTCTTAATTCAATGATCGAACTAGTATCAACGTGTTCGATCGTAATGGTATTATCACTGGCCAGGTTCACACGCGATCCTTTCAAATCAAGTGTCAATCCTTTTTCTCGCGTGTAAAAAATCTTTAGCTCTTCATCTCCATCATAAATCAGTGAATGTGCTCCTTCATAAGAGTTTTTAATTTCAGCCAATATGTCCGGTGACATCTCTAAAATGTTCCTAAATTGTGGCATGTAAATATTACCATTATCGAAATCTACTTCTACAACAGCTCCGATTCTAGGAACAGAGATCTGACCTGAACCACCATCAGATCCGAATGATCCTCCACCAGATTGGTCAGCCCAAGGTATATCCTCGACAGCCAACGTATCAAATTTACCGAATACACGGACTCTTGCTCGACCTCGTTTTTCGGGATCAGCAATATCAACCACAGTCCCGTAAAGGTCCATGTTCTGTAAGTCGTCTATGATCATATTATTTTTAGCCATCGTATATGTTACCTAAGTTATCTTCTGTCTTTGTTGCTGTTCCATTATTTGGATATACGTCTTCTCCTTGTACACCTCTTCGTAATGCCTCGTCTTGAGCAGCACGATTTTGAGCAGCATCACCTGGATCACCGTAAGTATTCCCTAGTGTATCTGCAGTCTTCGTTTTAGTATCAGAATCATCTGCGTTTGGATAGACATCACCAATCTTTTTCGCTGGTGATTGCTTAACAGTTTCAAACGGATAAACATTAAGAGCTGTAACGGGTATTTGATCGCTACTATTAGTGAATCCATTAACCATTTCTATAATTGATTGATTCATCGGACCATGAACATTACCCATACCCGCTCCGGTAATCTGCCCTTTTAAATTTGATACTGCACCACGGAAGGCGGTGCTTGGATTGATTCCCAATTCTGGAACTCTTAGACCGAATGGTAAATTGTCAAGAATTCCTCTGTTATTTGGATTCGATCCAGTAGTAGAAAATTTACCACCTTTTATATCAGCTTTTTCAACAATACCATCACTAGTTGCTGTGTAGTAATCTCTAACTAGTATATCAAGCAATTTGTACGAACTTGTCTGTTTAACTGTTCCAACTTCAATACCGAATGATTGAGTAGCCATTGGTGTTGATCCATCTACCATGAATTCATCCGCAAAGCTTTCTTCAAAATCAAACATACAATGTCCACATTCAAATTCAACGACCGAAATATGACCATCTAGTTTTGTTAGGTTGTCATTACTTAAATCAAATACACTGCTTAGTAGATCTTTCACTTTATGGAAACTTCTGATCTCAGCAATTCTGATACGCATAGTAAACCACTTAAGATTCTCAGGAAGCATATCTCGCATATATTGACCATCAAATGTTGCAGTCTTATAAAGATCTGCCAATGCTGTCATACGTAGATCTACGCTTTCTAAACAGTTAATGATCAGTTCTTTCTCGTGACCACGTTCTGGCGTAAACTGACCATCACGTTTTGAGATTTTCCAAAGCTCGGACACACCGGTAATACCTTGGAAAAAATACGGTGCATTCTTACTCATGTAACGCATCATTTCTTTAAACTCCTTAATCATATTCGCCTTCTGCTGGAACCCGATGTTAGTTAGGTATTCCTGAGCTGAGCCAATACCTAAACCAGGTTCGGCGAACAACGGATCATGTGTTTGTCCTGTGTTTGGATCTTTGTGATTAGGATCAAAATCAAAGTGTAAAGAAAAACCAAGGTATGTTGGGTCTTCATATCCATATCGTTCTGACGTATGTAATCCCTTCATAAAATTCCTGACGTTATCATCAATTGGTGCTATCATCCTTGTGCTAGGTTATCTTCGGTTTGATGTGGTATTGGGCATTCTCTTCTGGACAAGTACACATCTTGGTAAAAGTTCGCATCTGAACTATCCCAACTAATATCCATTCCTATTATGTAGTAGTGTCCTGAAAGGAACTTATCTACACTCATCGGAGTGGCTTCATCCATTTCAGGATCTTGTGTCAATTTCTGGCGGACATTACCACCTTGATTCAATATGAGTGCTGGTATTCTCTGACCTCGATACAAGTTGAAATTGCATTTCGTAAGAGACACATGTAAAATCATTTTCTCGATCTCTTGTTGATTCTGGTGGTTGTTGACCTTAGCATGCATGAAATTCTCATGCATAGATCCAATCGGAAAGGCTGATTGAATTCCCATAAACTTGTTCTTATTCTGTTCGGCAAAGATTTCAGGCTCCTTTGTACGACCTCTCAAAAGGATCTTATCTTCTGTTCCACCGGTTGTTAAAGGCTCAATGAAATAACTCTGATACTTCTCTTCTGGTGTACCCTCAAAGTCACTATCATAAAACTGGCAATAACGACGGTATCCATTGGCCTGTACGACATTGCCACAATTGTTCAATAATGTGTATCCAGAAATCCAGTTTCCATGACCTCTTAAATTGTCATGATTAGATAACATCAATTTAGTATCTAATGTATCAATATCATGTCCGTCAACATAATCTTTTTGTGCGTCCATAACATCCATCGCTGCTTCTATATCGAACTCTTCTCCAAATTGTGTGTTGACATTTACAAAGTTGAGGATGTAGAAATGATCGATCCAAGAATTAAAGAAACTGTCGTCATCTTTATAAGAGGCCTTTGTTACATCATTTACGAATTTTGAATAAGGATCAAAGGGACACAACCACGTCATCACATCATTAGTCAATGTATCATTTGAAGCAAATCCTAGTTTCATATCCGTAGCAAGCTCCAGAAGCGTATCATAGGATGACTTCTCCTTGAATGCTTTACAGAATTCTGCATATAAGCGAGGAATTCTCAATGAACCCTCAATAGTATATGTTGTAACATTACCGTCACTATCTGTACTTGGGGCAGAAGAAATGCTTTCTATTTCAAAATCGCAACGGATTGGATTAAATTCATCAATTCGACTACGGACAAATACAGATAATGGATCGCCATCTTTTGGATATGATTTAGAAAGGAATACACCATCACTTGATGCTACAGTAACCTTTACTCGTGGAACAAATCCGGTGAGATCCAAGTTGAATGCAACCATTTCGTTTTCTGTAAACTTGTAACGGTTAATCTGAACTAAAGGAAACAGTCCTCCTGACTGAGTTGTTTTACGGTCAGTCGATTGGATTGGATTTTCTTTGTCATCCGTATCACTCATATTCATCTCATCAATAGTAATGGTAGGAACAGTGATCTTTTGTATTTTTCTATCTAAAGTAGATGACATTATTGTATTTTTCGTTTACCTTTATTCCAAGGTATTTTACCTTTTTTAGCGTCCGACATTTTTTTCTTTGCTTCAGCAGAATGAGTTTTACCTTTATTCCAAGGTATTTTACCTTTTTTAGCGTCCGACATTTTTTTCTTTGCTTCAGCAGAATGAGTTTTACCTTTCATTGGGGGATTAGCATATAATCCTTCCGATATTTTTTTCTTGTGTTCTTCTGATAATGGTCCAGTTCTTCTATTAAGAAATATATTATTTTTTGCGTCTGACATTTTCTTTTTAGTAAACTCTGAAAAAACTATACCCATTCGAGATAGTGACATTTTTTTCTTTGTTTCATTAGAGTGCTTTCTATTAAGCATCGTAAAATTTGGTGATATAATATCACCACCTTTTGTACCATTAACTAAATTAAAATTCCAATTTTTTAATTGTTCAATCCAATATTGTTCTCTCTGTATCCAATTTTCAGATGATACAGTTTCTAATAATTCAATAATTGGTACTGAATCTTTAGATAAAATAGTTCGAATCCAATTATGTCTATGAGATCGAAACTTAGGGTTTTTACATTCATATATATGATAATACAAACGTCGAGATAAACTATTTGTAGTTTTACCTACATATCTAATTTCACCACTTATCGGGTCTGATAATGTATAAATTTTTGTTTCCATATTCTATATATCATCGAGTTGCACGAAAAATCTTATTCTGGATGATCTTTGATTTGGCTCTGGCCTTACTAATTGGATCAACACACTTCTCTGCATTCGGTACAACATCATCTCCAAAGATTACCTTACCATCAACAACTTTGATCTCTTTAGAATCTGGTTCTGCAAAATTTGGTGGTAAATTAGTTTTAGATCCGTTTGGTAAAGCAGCAGACTTATCAGCCAAATAATCCAGCCGTTTTTTATCTTTCTTACTAAGACGATCTGGATCAAAGAATTTCTTAATGACTGCTTCCTTAGAAGTCGTTATCTCCTTAGCGGTCTTAGGTTTCATCGCGATTTTCATATCATCCTGATTTGGAATCAAAACAATATCATTTTCATTCAATGTAAAAGGATTGGAAATACCATTGAACTTCAATAGCATATCCAGCTTATTAGAGTTCCGGAAATATACGTTTGCAACAAGATCAGGTCGCATGACAAAATCTCGTGTTATAACAGCCGTGTCTTTTACTAACATACGGCTGGTAAATTCCACGGACTTTGCAGTAAGATCTTTAATGTCTTCACCATTTTTGGTAAAGACTGGTTTATTACGAAGAGTAGATAGTAGCAACATTTTTTATAATGAATTATTTGATGAAGCCGAACCTGACCATACCTTAGATATTTTCAATTCTTCTGGCTTAAACTTTCCACCCCACATGGATTTTCCATGTGGATTTTCCAAACCACTTGACTCGCGATTTCTTATTTGCTCTGCCGTGTATGCTTCAAATCCTCGCGACCCTTGATTATTACCAACTTCGCCTTCTGCACCTGATGTATCGACATTAGAGTTGTGTGCTGATGAGAATACAGCATCATCGTTAATACCATAATACAGTCGGCCGTTTCCAAGATTGAACATTGATTCAATATCACCCTTATCACGTGGCTTACCATGCTTCAATTTAATAGTGAACATGATTTCTGTTGGGAAATCATCAGCGCCAAGCATATCACCAAGTTCCATTTCAACATCTGTACAAATTAGATTACCGATCATTGCAATTGGATTCATTGGATTCCCAACAACCAAATGCCATTCACCAACTGCTGCTCCGGTTAATAGAGATCTCATGGCTAAGATCTGTGGCCTGTCTTTTTGTGCTAGTTTACCCATTGCCATTTTCGCTCCACCTTGTGCTAAGTCTTTTAAAGCCGCTAAAGGATCTTGAATCAGTTTAGAGAATGAATCCATAAAGGTTCCTCCTAATTCACCCATTGATTTTACTACAGAATCAATATATCCACCGACGTCTCCCGAATAAAATGATGACTGGTCACCAAAAAAAGCTACATTAGGATTTTGAGGAAAATATCGCATTGCTCCACCCCAGAACTTGGCGTTATTATAAGCAACTGTCAGCATATTACCGATTATATCGAGCATTGCCATCTTAGGATTGATATTACCTTCTGATCCTAGACGATAATGGAAGTTCAATGAAAACTCCTGTTCAAAGTGTAGTCCTTGATCTCTGGCCATTGTTTTGTTGACAACATTAACTGGACCATAAACCTTATTCGCATAAGGTCCTTCAGAACCATAAAGCTCTCTAGCGTAGTCTTGTTCTGTTCCAGCTAGACCAGAATATTCTTTTGGATTTAAGAACCCTTGAACTCCAGCAAGAATGTTTCCACCAGGTGCCGTAGCGAAAGGTGAATTTTCAAATCCTTTTTCATTACCGGTAACTTCCTGTACACTTGCTTCGATTTCTTTCCAGTTAAGACCGCAAGAGAATTTCATTATCTCTGATAGTTTATTACCAGGACCTTCACCCATCCATGTGACAGCTTGGGCAACTGGTGGTATTGTTTTACCATCAGGTGTTTTCAAGTTATCTCCCATCGGTACTGGATACCGACGAAGAGTGATCATGTAATTATTTGGAATGTGACCATAGAACTTACAATAAAGGAAGTCTGCATAAGAATACGGCATGGCAGAATATGGTGAGTAGTCATTTCCATTATCCAATGCCCATTGGATTAAGTTGTGTGCTGATGGATTACGTGAGACTGCTGGAGTTATACTCGAGGCTGCACTTCCATTATCATAAAGTCTGTTGAAATCACCGGCAGCGGCATGGTATCGGAAAACTGCATATTCATTGAACAGCGATTTGGTACCAGCCATTGGTACTTCAGAAGCAACAACATTACTGCTGTAAGCATATGAAAATACGTTTTCAGAATGTGAATTATGACCTGCGTCGTTTCCAACGACTGCTTCGGGATTTCCGCCTACTGGATTTACTGGTGGTATTGCCATAATTCTAACTGTTTATTTTTCGAGAACTATCAACAACAGTCCTGTACTATATATCTCAGTCAGGAATGGTCAGAACTTCGTCAAAAAGTTTGTGTATGGACTCTAATGAGCCATCCGGATCGAAGAGAATAAATTCGAACACCGAACCATGTATTGCAAAGAAGTTTCGAATGTTCTTAATCAAGAACTTATTAAGCTCATGATGAAAGTACACCACTTGCTTAGATTTCTTGTTATTCATCGCTTGTTTTAACTTCTTCTCAATCTCCTGTTGAATAATGAAATCCGTTGGAGTTGTGATCTTAAGCTCAGGGTGATAATCATACTGTAGGATCATCTCCTTAGTATCAATTATGTAGCTCTGTCTGAAGTTCTCGATATTACGCCTCGCAATCTTTTTCTCCTCTTGAGTAAATATGATTCTCAGTACTTTCTTTGGTACGTCTTCGATCTCTTCTTCCATAGTGCATTTTTATGCTTGTCTTTTACGTCTAGCATCAAGTTTTTCTTCACGATCGATTCGTAAACGTCTGTTGTTAGCTACAATGGCTTCAGCTCGTTCTTCTCCTACTGATGCAGTAAGACTTGTGAGTACTTGTGCTTCCTTCTCTGCTCGAGCATTACGAAAAGCGTTCTCTACGTTATTCTTTACCTGAGCATTGATTTGGGTGCCAGCTTTAATTGAACGCTGGATGTTCTCTCGCCATTTCTGAATATTGTTAATGTCACCAAACAATCCTAGGGATCTGGCAAGACTTCTTCTTTCACTTCGGCTGTAATGTTTTTCTAACTGCATGATCTTATTTTTTACGACGGTTATTTCTTCGGGATGCTTTAACTAATTGATTCTTTCTCTTACGTTTCTTACGGTAAGCAATTAAATCTTTGGTAGGCTTAACACCTGGCATTTTGAACGGACTCACGGTTGTTGGTTCCATTGCTTCTTCCAATGCGTCACCATCCAACTGATCAACCTGTGCTTGTAATAGCTCCGGGTCATAAATCCGAGTACCAGAAGTTTTATCTGGAAATTTCGAAACAACCCCTTCTAACACATATTCATCTCTGCTTTCCACTTCTGCTTTAACGTGCTCTTTGTTCAGCTCATTAAAATCGTTAACAAGTTTTTCTAGCTTGTTTCCATCGGAAATATTTTTTGATATTTCATCGACACTCTTATCTTCAGTCATTTCTTATTCTTTACTAGGTTCTGCGTCGGGAGTAGCCTCGACGTTTACTGTTGCTGCTTCGCCAACTACTTGTTGGACTTTTGACTTTACTGCAATCTTGTCGGCTTCGGCAGATACATTGATTTGCCATTCACCGTTCTTTTTTCCAGCACCGACTACACCTTCTATTTCCAATATCTCCTTTTGTTTCGGATCTTCTTGCTTTGGATCGGCTTGTGTTTCTTGATCACCACCTGAATTGAACCCAAATATGAACTTGAATACCTTCATAAATATTGCCGGTATAAAACAATCTTCTGTATCAAGTGCGTCATTGACATTCATCATAACGAATACTGGATCTTTCTCATCAACTTCTTCATCTGGATCTGGATCTTCATCAACTTCGGGTAAATCTAAACCAGAAATATCAACAGCCATACAAGGAATTTCTTGATTGATCATCTTATGTGTTGAAAGGAATCCAAGGAAGTACCATCTTTCAGGTTCTTGGACATCCAACCCACTACGATCAAACATCTTTCTTTGTGCTGTCGTAAGAATATCTGGATCTTCTCCTTCTGCTTTCCCGGTAATTACTGTTATGACCTCTTTTGATCGAATGTAATTGTACTCTTTTAAGACACCCAATTCTCCTGGGAGGCCTCTACCATCCCGAGTAAAGGGAAGTATCGCCACGGATAGCGATAATGGTTCTATTCCGAACTTATCATCTTTCTTGATGACGTCGAACTTCTCTGTGCTAAATAGTATTTCCTTATCCATTGTTTTCTGTGTAAAATATTGCAATGGCATTTCTTACTGCTTCCCGTATCATTGGGACATCAAGATCGGCCACGATGTATTCAACTATATCCTCATCTGCGTTATCAAACGAGTTTGCTAGTACATTATATAGTGAGACTGGTGGTAAATTAAGATCGACAGAAATACTTATCGGAATCGGATTAGATTTCTGCTTATTAAGTAAGGCATGAATCGGACTATCGTTAACCGGAGGAACAGCACCTATTTGAACTTGCGGTGATCCGTGTGGATTGGTTCCTTGACTAATTGGTACGTCTAAACCATTTACTTGATTAAGTGGATTAGGAATATCAAGAAGCATGTCGTCAGATTCTATCTTCATAACGGCATCTCCGAGCAAATCATAGTTCACACGACTACCGTCTTGAAATTCAACGAACATCATTCCGTTTAAAAAGATCAAATCCTTGAACTCGGATACAGTTCCGGCCTTATCAGTTTTAATCCACTGATATTTTGGAATCTGGGCAAGCTCTTCTTTTATAGGTGCTAGTTGTGCTTCAGTCATTACAGGTTTTTTCTTTCTAAGCCAATTAAACATTTCATCAAAAATCCGAATTTGTTACTTGCATATCAAAATCTACGAAATCATTGAAGTCCTTGGTATCGTTTTCTAATCGTACCTTAATATCATCACCTCCGACACGTTCGGACATTCTAGACCTTCGTATCACTCTTGGTACATTCAAGTAAATAACCATAGAATCTTTTCGTTGCTTTGGTGTTAGATCTCGAATTCCGGATGGCGTCATTATGAACAATGATGATTCTTCAAAATGTTCTTTAGTCGTTCCATACATTGGAACGATGTCTACGCCGTTAACTTTCGTTGGGAATTTTTGCCATTCCAAGAATAAGTCTTCTTCAACCATTTCAAGAAATTTCTCTTCACTAACAAAATGATAATCAACACCATCTTTTTCGTTACCTCTCGGTGGACGGGTCGTATATGAAATTGATGGGGTAAATCCTTTATCTAAGAATCTCCCTTTGAG